GATTAGTCCAAGAGGTGGTAGACTTTGGATGTCGTACTTGGACAAAGACATGGACGTTACTCGTTACCAAGGTCAAGCGTTTAACTGGATTGGGTTCGACGAATTAACACAGTGGCCTACGCCTTATGCGTGGGATTACATGCGAAGCCGTTTGAGGTCTGCATCAAAGGACTTAGGGCTTTACATGAGAGCTACTACAAACCCTGGCGGTGCTGGGCATCAATGGGTTAAGAAGATGTTCATTGACCCTGCGCCATCTGGTAAGGCTTTCTGGGCTACGAACATTGAGACAGGTGACACTATCACGTTCCCTAAAGGGCATAGCCGTGAAGGTGATCCACTATTTAAGCGCAGGTTTATTCCTGCTAGTCTGTTTGACAACCCTTATCTAGCAGACACTGGTGACTACGAAGCAATGCTTCTATCTCTACCAGAACATCAGCGTAAGCAGTTGCTAGAAGGTAACTGGGACATTAATGAAGGAGCAGCGTTCCCTGAATTTAACAGAAGCATACACGTTGTGGAACCTATCGACATACCTGATGGATGGCCTAAGTTTAGAGCTTGCGACTATGGTTACGGCTCCTACACAGGAGTACTATGGTTCGCTGTCTCACCGTCTGAACAGTTGGTTGTCTACAGAGAGCTTTATTGTTCTAAGGTTACAGCTACAGATTTAGCAGATATGATTCTAGACGCAGAGTCAGAAGATGGTACAATAAGGTACGGCGTGTTGGACTCGTCCCTTTGGCATAAAAGGGGAGACACTGGCCCGTCACTAGCAGAGCAAATGAACATGAAAGGTTGTCGTTGGAGGCCTTCTGATCGCTCTCGTGGCTCAAGGGTTGCAGGTAAGAACGAGATACACCGCCGTTTGCAGGTGGATGAGTTCACTGAGCAACCTAGATTGGTGTTCTTCTCCACCTGCACCAACACAATAGCTCAGATACCTAGCATACCGCTAGACAAGAAGAACCCTGAAGACGTTGATACAAATGCTGAAGATCACTTGTATGACGCACTACGTTATGGTATAATGACTAGACCACGTAGTTCCATCTGGGACTTTAACCCAGCAAAACAAAACTCTGGCTTTCAGATGTCAGACTCAACTTTTGGATACTAAGTAAATGGCAGAAATAGACGATCTTTCCTTCGAGACAGACGAAGTAGTAGCAGCCGAATCAAGTGAAGATAAACTGTTTGGCAGCTTAAACAGTATCGTTAGCTTTGTTACCCAGCGCTTTAAGCGTTCCGAAGATGCACGGTTTCATGACGAAGAACGTTGGCTACGCTCCTATCGTAACTACCGTGGTATATACGGACCAGAAGTTCAGTTTACTTCTACAGAAAAGTCTAAGGTATTTGTTAAAGTAACTAAGACTAAAACACTTGCTGCATACGGACAGATTGTAGATGTACTATTCGGTAACAATAAGTTCCCCTTATCTGTTGAACCATCAGTTCTGCCAGATGGTGTAGCAGAATCAGTACACATCAACGTTGATCCTAATGCTGGCCCAGCGCAGGGTGCATTATCAGAAGCGTTTGGTACAGAACCACCTAAGCCTTACTTGATTGGTCCTGACACAAAGCTAGAACCAGGTGAGACACGTACTACACTAATGAAACGCTTAGGCGGTATGCAGAATAAGCTAGCACCTGTAAGCGATAAGATCATTGAAGGTGATGGTACTACACCTACAAGCGTTACATTCCATCCTGCTATGGTAGCAGCTAAGAAGATGGAAAAGAAGATACACGATCAGCTAAACGAATCAGGAGCCTCTAAGCACCTACGTAGTATGGCATTTGAGATGGCATTGCTAGGTACTGGTGTAATGAAAGGCCCGTTTGCTGTAGATAAAGAATATCCTAACTGGGATGAAGAAGGTGACTACGATCCGCTAATCAAGACTGTACCATCTACTAACCACGTAAGCGTGTGGAACTTCTACCCAGACCCAGAAGCTACAAGCATGGATGATGCGGAGTACGTAGTAGAACGTCATAAGATGTCACGTAATCAGCTACGTGCTTTGCGTGGAAGACCATACTTCATGGATGACTCTATTCAGTTAGTTATTGATAAGGGTCCAGACTATGTGCGTAAGCATTGGGAAATGAAGATGGAAGACGATGATAGTCAACCTTCTGATACTGAGCGCTGGGAAGTACTAGAGTTCTGGGGTTTTGTTGATACAGACATTCTAGAAGAGAACGGCATTGAGATTCCACGTTCACTACGTAACCTAGCTGAAGTAAATGCTAACATTTGGGTGTCTAACGGTGAGATCATCCGTTGTGTACTAAACCCATTTAAACCATCACGTATTCCTTACTATGCTGTACCGTATGAGCATAACCCATACAGCTTCTTCGGTGTAGGTATTGCAGAGAATATGGATGATACACAAACATTGATGAACGGTTTCATGCGAATGGCTGTTGACAATGCTGTATTATCTGGTAACCTACTGATTGAGATAGATGAAACAAACCTCGTACCAGGACAAGACTTATCCGTGTATCCAGGCAAGGTGTTCCGTAGACAAGGTGGAGCGCCGGGTCAAGCTATCTTTGGTACTAAGTTCCCCAATGTGGCTGCAGAGAACATGCAACTCTTTGATAAAGCTAGGGTCTTGGCTGACGAAAGTACTGGATTCCCAAGCTTCGCCCACGGGCAAACAGGAGTATCAGGAGTGGGTCGTACCGCTAGTGGCATTTCTATGCTTATGTCTGCAGCTAATGGCTCTATTCGATCTGTAGTAAAGAACGTAGACGATTATCTCCTAGCACCTATGGGTCGTGCATTCTTCGCATTTAACATGCAGTTTGACTACGATGAAGACATCAAAGGTGACCTAGAAGTTACAGCTAACGGTACTGAAAGCTTGATGGCTAACGAAGTACGCTCCCAGCGCCTAATGCAGTTCTTGGGTGTCGTACAGAACCCTGCACTAGCACCCTTCGCTAAGATGGACTACATCATTCGTGAGATTGCTAAGAGCATGGACCTTGATCCAAACAAAGTTACTAACTCTATGCAGGATGCAGCTATCCAAGCTGAGATTCTCAAAGGATTCCAACAACCTGCTCCACCTCCTGAAGCTGCAGGTATGGGACCGCCTCCACCAGAAGGTCCAGCACCAGTTCCAGCAGGAGCCAACCCAGCAGATCAGACAGGCGCAGGTGGTGGTACTATTGGCACAGGCGTAGCCCCAGCACCAGGTGAAGAAGGATTCTCTGGTGTCGCTTAAGTCTTTTGTAAATAATAAAGGTGAATGGGATGCATTCTGTACTGAGCTAGATGAAATGATATCTATGGTACAGGGTAGATTAGAGCAAGCTGAAAACACTGTTGAAATACACAGAGCGCAGGGTAGTATACACATACTACGTAGACTAAAATACTTAAGGGATAAAGTTAATGGCGTTAAATGAAGATGAACAAACAGAAGCGGTATTTAAGTCTAGCCGTACAGATATAGACCCTGTGTCAGGCAATGAAGTACCACCTGGTTCTCTACCTGAAGAAGTACGTGATGATATTCCTGCAATGTTAAGTGAGGGTGAATATGTTGTCCCTGCTGATGTTCTACGTTTCTATGGTGTTAAGTTCTTTGAGGACTTACGTGCACAAGCTAAGATGGGTTTGGCTGAAATGGAAGCTAATGGTCGTATTGGCGGTGAGCCTATCGAAGAAGAAACGGGTGACGTTGGTATTTCTGATCAAGAGCTTATGGTCATCATGGCTCAAGCCCCGCAAGAAGAACAACAAGTAATGGCTAACCGTGGTGGGCTTATGGGCTTCCAAGCAGGTGGTCTAAACTATCCAGCATACATCCAACAGCCTGACCTAACACAGTTCGGCATGGCAGGTCCAGACTTCCAAGGTGGACTAGAGTATCGTACCTTTACTAACGATGCAGGTATGACTATTACTATCCCATTCTTTAATGGTGAACCTATGGGTATGATTCCACCAGGTTACACAGAAGGTGATGCACCTACTACTACAGAACAAGCTGCACCACAGGTTTCAGAAGATGATGGGTTTGATGCAGCATCTGCTCAACGTGCTAGAGATCGTATTGCAGAACAAAAGCCAAATAAAGAAATAGACTTTACTGATCCACAATCTGTAGAAACAGCAGTAAATACGCACTACTCTTCCCAGCCTTTACTTCAGGCAGGTGCTTCAGCAGTGTTAGGTCTTCCTGGTTTAGCTGCTAGTTACGGTATTAAGAAGTACGAAAAGAATAATCTACTAAAAGGTATCAATGCTGCAATAGAAGGAAGTGATGATCCTATTACAAAAGCTAAGCTAGAAGCACAGAAAGAACTTCTAGAAGATAAAGATAAGTGGAAGACTTCATATGAAGAGAAAACAGAAAAGCTTGGCTTAGTAGACAGTATTAAGAACTTCCTTGGTTTTGGTGAAGAAACAGAAGCTAAGCAGTATAATAAACCTGAAGGGCTTAGCAATGAAGAATGGAAAAGTGCTTCTCTTAATAACTGGGTAGACGCAACAAATCTTGTTAACTCTATAAGTGCTAGTGACGATCCTATCGCTTACCATGAAGCTATACGTGCTCAGTCGGAAGCAAGTAGAGAAGCTACAGCAGCAGCACAAGCTGAATCAGGGTGGACAGGTTTCTTTAGTCCTCCTGAAGAAAAAGAAGAAGACGAAGAATAATCCACATAACTATAAGGCTACCCAGTTATAACTTGACTGGCCCCAACATAAGGAGTAAACAATGGCTGAAGTAGAACAAGTAGAGGTGCATTCAGCATCGCACTTACGTAACATGGCACGAGTTAATCGTGATGAACAAGAACTACGTGAGCTTATGAAACAAGCTGGCATGGTGCAAGAAGATGAAACGCAGGAAGAAGCCACCGATAGTGAATCCGATAGCGAAAGCTCTGAGAACACCTCAGTTCAGGCAGAAAGTGTTTCTGAACAAAAAGAGAAAAAGCCAGTTAAAGCCGAAGCACAAGAAGCGGATGATACAGACCTAAGCGCTGAAGAGAAAACCTTTAAGCAACGCTATGGCGATCTTCGTCGGCACATGCAAGAGAAAGACAAGGAAGTAGCTGCTAAGCTAGAAAAGCTAGAGCAACAACTAGAAGCTGCTACTAAGAATGAGCTTGTACTACCTAAGTCAAACGAAGAGATCGAAGCTTGGGCTAAGAAGTATCCAGACGTAGCAGGTATCGTAGAAGCTATTGCTACAAAGAAAGCTGACGAGAAAGCTGCATCACTAGATACTCGCTTGAAAGAGATCGAAGAGCTACGCATCACAGCTAAGCGTGAGAAAGCTGAAGCTGAACTAGCTGCACTACACCCAGACTTTGGTGAGATTCGCTCAGATGATGTATTCCATGAATGGGCTAAAGATCAGCCTAAGTGGGTACAAGATGCTTTGTACGAGAATGTAGATGATGCTAAGTCTGTAGCTCGTGTGATTGACTTGTATAAAGTTGACAAGGGTATTACTGGTAAAGCAAAATCTAGTAGTGACAAAGGTGCTGCTTCTTCAGTGAAGACAAAACGCAACACTACGCCAGAACACGATGAAGCATCTAAGTATCTTAGTGAATCACAAGTAGCTAAGATGTCTATGAAAGAATATGAGAAGCGCATGGAAGAAATATTTGAAGCCCAGCGCCAAGGAAAGTTTATTTATGATGTGTCAAGAAAATAGTTGACAAATGAATATTCATAAGTAAAACTATAGTATATACACAAATACAAGTGTGTATGCTTTTTAAGCACTAGCCACAAAAAAGAACTACCTCAACGTATAGGCCCAGCGCAGATAGGGCGGCCACCCTTGACGCTAAGCTGACTACCCTAATATGAAGAGCCTCTTTAGTGGATATGTAGTGTCTACTTTCACGCCATATCTATAAGGAGAAATTAACTATGGCTATTACATCCGCATCGGGTGGATTTAACGGGAACTTTTCCCCAATCATCTACTCCAAACAGGCACAGATTGCTCTACGCAAAACTGCTGTCGTAAATGCGATCACAAACAACTCCTACTTCGGAGAGATCGCAAACCAAGGCGATACAGTTCGTATCCAAAAAGAGCCAGACGTAACAGTCAACTCTTTACAACGTCACACACCTATTTCTGTTGAGAAGCTAGATGACCAAGACTTCTCTTTGACCATCGACAAAGCTAACTACTTTGCTTTCAAAATGGATGACATCGAAGAGCAGTTCTCGCACGTTGACTTCACATCTTTGGCTGCTGATCGTGCAGCGTATAAGATGGCTGATGCAATGGACGAAGAAGTTCTTGGTTACCTATCTGGTTACACAGGTGGTGCAGGTTCATGGGCAGTAAACACAACTGCTTCAGGTGACAAAGCAAACTCAGCCGCCTCCAATGGTTCTGCAGCAGATAAAGTCGGTGCTGAACTTTTGGCAGCTAACCGTCTAGATGCTACAGACTTTGGAAACTTGACAATCGCTGCTACTGCAGGTGCAGGTTCGTCTATTCCTCTAGCACCACGTCTTCCAGGCGCAACAGCATTGTCAGCAACTACAGTGTCACCACTAACAGTTATTGCACGTATGGCACGTATCATGGATACAGCTAACGTGGACTCACGTGGACGTTGGATCGTTCTTGACCCAGTATTTGTAGAAATGCTAAAAGACGAAGACGCACGTGTACTTAACGCTGATTTCGGCGGCACTGGCCTAATGAATGGCTTGGTATTGAACAACCTACACGGCTTCCGTGTTTATGTTTCAAATAACCTTCCATACTTGGGAACAGGTGCAGGTACAACAGGCGTGACTGCACAGGAAGCTAACTACGGTGTTATCGTAGCTGGTCAAGACGAAGCAGTAGCTTCAGCGGAGCAAATCAACAAAGTTGAGAACTACCGTGACCCAGACAGCTTTGCAGACATCGTTCGTGGTATGCACCTATACGGTCGCAAAATCTTGCGTCCAGAGGCAATTGTCACAGCGAACTACAACGCTGCTTAATCTTAGATAAACTATTGGGCTGGTCTTGTCAAGAGGCTGGCCCTTTAGTACATCTACTTTCTCTTAAAAAGGACTCCAAACAATGGCTATCACAACAGCAATGTGTACAAGCTTTAAGTCGGAACTATTGGGTGGTACTCATGATTTGGATACCCACAATATCTATCTTGCACTAATTAAAGCTACACCTACAGGCACATATGGTGCTGCAACTACTAACTACTCTGATGTAACAGGTAACTCTGATGAAGCTACAGGTACAGGTTACACAGCAGGTGGACAACTATTAGATAACGTTACAATCTCTGTAGACGGTACAACAGCTATCGTAGATATTGATGACGAAGTATTCACATCCTCTACTATTTCAGCAGACGGTTGTATTATCTACAATGCTTCTGCTTCTAATGCTGCTATTGCAGTAATTGACTTTGGTGGTACACAGACATCAACAAATGGTGACTATACTATCCAGTTCCCAACTGCAGACGCATCTAACGCAATTATCCGCATCGCATAATAGGAGCATAGACTATGGCTCTCGTAATTAAAGACAGAGTAAAACAAACTACTACCACTACAGGTACGGGTACTCTTACCCTGAATGGTACAGTAGATGGCTTCCAGACTTTTGCTGCTGCTTTGTCTGACGGTGATACTACTTACTATAGTATCTTTGAGCCTAGCACTAATAACTGGGAAGTCGGGCTAGGCACGTGGACAGAAGGTTCATCTCTCCTAGCTCGTACTACCGTATTAGCAAGTTCTAACTCAGGAAGTGCCGTTAACCTTACTGCACAAGCTGAAGTATTTATTTCACAACCTGCAGGTAAAGCTGCATTCTTTAATGCTGACGGTGATCTTGAGCTTAATCGTGATCCTGTTTCTGCATTACAAGCCGCAACAAAAGAGTACGTAGACACGATTGCTGCTGCAGGTTTGCACTACCATGATCCTGTACGTGTTGAGCGTGAAGGTAACCTAAGTGCTGATTACGACAATGGTACAGCAGGTGTAGGTGCTACACTTACTAACAACAGTACACAAGCTGCACTAGTCATTGATGGTGTTACACTAAGCACAAATGACCGTGTACTTATTTATGAACAAACAGATGCTACACAGAACGGTGTATACACTGTAACTAACACAGGTTCTGCAAGCACTAACTGGGTACTAACCCGATCAACAGACACAGATAGCTATGCCCCATCTGACCCTAACTCGTTTGGTAAAGGTGACGCATTTTTTGTACTAGAAGGTGCGGCAGGTGCAGGTGAACTATATGTGATGAACACTGAAGGTACTATTACCTTTGGTACAACTAATATTACATTTACACAGGTAGCCTCTACTGCTGTATACAGTGCAGGTAACGGTATTACACTAACAGGTACTGTCTTTTCTGCTGATGCAGGTACAGGTGTTACTGTAGACGGTACAGGCATTAATATTGGTCAGGCCGTAGAAACATCTTCTGATGTAACATTTAACAGTGTAACAGCAAGTCTATCAGGTAATGTGACAGGTAACGTCACTGGTAATGTAACAGGTAATGCTGATACAGCTACAGCCCTACAGACAGCACGTAACATTGGTGGTGTATCATTTGATGGTACAGCAAGTATTAACCTACCAGGTGTTAACACTACAGGTAACCAAGATACAACAGGCAATGCAGCTACTGCAACAGCTTGGGAAACAGGTCGTACTATCAGCTTGACAGGTGATGTCACTGGTAGTGTTACAGGTGTAGATGGTACAGGTAACGCAACTATTGCAACTACTATTGCTGCTAACTCTGTAGCACTAAGCACAGATACTACAGGTAACTACGTTCAGTCTGTGGCTTCAGGCAACTACATTACAGGTGGTGCTGCAGGTTCCGAAGGTGCTGCTCTTACAATTGGAGTAGATGCTACACCAAACAATACAGCATCTAAAGTTGTAGCACGTGATGCATCAGGTAACTTTAGTGCAGGTACTATTACTGCTGATCTTAGCGGTAACGCAAGTACAGCTACTGCATTAGCAACTTCACGTACAATTAGTCTTACTGGAGATGTTACAGGTTCTGCTTCTTTTAATGGCACAGCTAATGCGTCTATTACAGCAACGGTTGCAGACGATAGCCACAACCACGTTATCTCAAACGTAGATGGGTTGCAGACTGCGTTGGATGGTAAGTTAAGCACATCAGGTACAGCAGCAAACTCACAACTACTTGATAGCTTAGACAGTTCACAGTTCTTGCGCAGTGACGCAGCGGATAGCACGTCACAAACTATCTCATTTACTGGTGATATTCAGGTCGGAGATCAAATCTTCCACCACGGCGACACTGACACCTACATGCAGTTCCACAATGCCAACGAGTGGCGTGTTGTTACTGGCGGCACAGAAATGCTTGAGGTAAATGATACTAACGTTATTGTACAATCAGGTCTTACAGTTAACGGTACACTTACACTAGGCGCAAACGTAATCAACGATGTTGAGGACATCTACCTGCGTGACAAGCTGTACCACGATGGTGATACAAATACGTATCTAGGTTTTGGTGGTGACACTATCAATCTAGTTACTGGCGGTTCCACAGAGTTTGTTATTGGCTATAACTTTGTTCGCTGTAATGATGCAGGTATACAAGAAGACTATGATGCTCTGTCAGGTACATCTGTAACATGTAACGTGTCAACTGGTGGCGCATTTAGTTTGACTATGACAGGTAACACCACGTTTACGTTTAGTGGTGCAACATCAAACTGGTCACAAGGCTTCATCCTACAGTTGACAGGCAACGGCTCAACAGTCACATGGCCTTCCTCTGTAGATTGGGCGGGTGGTACTGCACCTGATGCACCCGCAAGCGGTGAGACTGACATTTACGTTTTCTGGACACGTGATGGTGGCACAACATGGTACGGCGTTCAGTCTATTGACGCTGCTGCATAAGGAGTAAAGCATGGCCTACTCAACTAATCCTTTCTCCGTAGCTACCTTTGGTGAAAGCTATGAACAGGCCGATGCTTCCTTTACCCTTACAGGTATAGCAGGTACAGGTGCTATAGGCACACCAGACATTAGCTCTCGTACTAATGTTGATCTTACAGGTGTACAAGCTAATGGTGCAGCAGGTAGTGCAACAGCAGCAGCAGAGGCAGTAGTTGTACCATCAGCAGTAACAGCTACAGGTGCAGCAGGTGCTATCACAGTAGACGGTGGTGTGGGTACTACACCTACTATCACAATGACTACAGCATTTACTGCAAGTCTTGGTAGTATCACTGTAAGCGCTGGGTTTGGTCCTACTATCCAACCTGTAGGGTTTGGCTTAGAGATTATCACTGACTCACTTCTAGTAGATGGTGACGAAGTTGTAGTTGAGTCAGATGCTAACATCAGCCTAGCAGGTAAAGGTGTAGCAGGTACAGTATCAGGCAAC